CCCACCAGCTGTAAAACGGCGTAGGTTCTATTCTGCTTTGACTATCGCTGCTTAACTTCAAAATCCTTGCGGTTAATGTGTCAAGTGTTATTGACAATTTCACACATAGCCCCGATTTGCCAGTTCGGCAAGAAGCCGTTCTGTTTCCTTATGGTCGGCTTGGTCACTGATTTCCAGATCCCCGGACTTGGTAACGGTATAGCATTCCCCGATTTGGTAGGCACAGGTGGGCATGAATTGATAGACTGCCGGAATGCCGATAATCTCACTGATGGCTTTCACCAGTTCCTTTCGATTTTGACTGTGATAAGCAATGGTCATGTGAAAAACTCCTTTCTTTCGGCGTTTTTGCTTTCGCCATGACACATATTAACTCTGTTTCCCACAGATAGCAACTGTGAGATGTGTAGAATGTTTCGGCCGTCATTTGTAACAGATCACAAATCTGCCCAGACGATTCCAGCAAGTACAAAAACAGCAACATTCAGACAGATGCCATTCCCCCAAAGGCGGTACTCTTCTGCATCACGATATGGATCTTGCAGCCATTTCTGTACCATCTTTCGGCTTTTGGGACGGCTCTCCGGTTTTACCGCTTTTCGGTATTCTTCAAAAATAGCTACCCATCGGTCGATTTCTTCTTCTGTGGGATTTTTCGATGCCAAGTCACTGCACCATTGATCCGGAAATCCCTGCAGTCTTGCACATTCCTGCGGTGTCAGTCTGCGAACCGCATAACCGCTGGAAACGATACTGGGGTCTTTGTGATCCCGTGCCAGCAGTGTAGGGGTCGTTTCCCGAAATGCACTGCTGAAATTTCCCGTAGAAGCAGCATACACTGCATGATGGTCAGTAGCATTCAAAGTGAAAGCGACCTCTTTGTTGACACCGCCGCCCTGTGGTCCGTTTTGGTCAGACCGACCGATCATTGAGCCCTGCAAAGCATAACTTTCCAGCACAGCAATACCGCCTTGGTTTTTTGCTGGTGACTGGTCGCTGGTGTCCAAAGTACGGGCAGTGTCTGCCTCATAAATGCCGCTGTGCGGATTACCGGAAAGCATGGCATTGCTGGAAAAGGAACTGATGCCGTATGCTTTCGGCTGAAATACAGTCTGGTCATTGTTGCAGGACAGCGTAGCAGATTTGTTTTCCTGTATCAGACTGCCTTTTCCACCGCCGGCTTTTCCGCAGCGAATCTTCAATGTTTTCGGTGTATCCATCAACAGCGGAACATTTCCGCCGCCGGTTCCGCATCTGGAAGTCAGTGTCTGTACTTTTCCGTTCTCAGAGATCTGAAGCCGGCTGTCAGCAGGATGATTTTCCAGTACACAAGGCGGATGATGGGCTTCTGCCCGAAGGGTGGCAGTGCGTTCTTTCAGAATGTCTATGCGTTCTCCGCCCTGGTCACACAAGCACAAGCCTGCCGTTCCAAAGCTGTCCGCAGCACTTCCGGCAGTTCTTTGCCACGCACGGAGGCTCTCCGCAGAATACCCTGACAAGCCTTCGGACTCAAATAGTATTTTTCCGGCACTTGTTCCGTCAAAATCTGCGACAAGAAAGATCCGTTTTCTTCGCTGGGGAAGATTCCCCCACGGGGTGGGGGAAATGTCAGCTTTAGCTGACAAAGGGGGACGGCACGGTTCGTGTACACCAGTATTGTGCATCAAGAACTCGCCATGCAAGGGAATAGGATTCTGCCAGAATCTCTCCGGCTTTTGTCCATTTTCCCGCAGGTCGAGGAATTGAAATGCTGCTGTCTTTGACCGAACAGATGGCTTCGAGGACACAGCGGAAATCTTCTCCGCAGTTGGAGGAAAATGCTCCGGGGACGTTTTCCCATACGATGTAT